CTTAAGGCTTTTTGGAATTCTTCTGTTTGACCTGTTAGATCAAATGTTTCATTATTTGCTATTTGTTGACCTGCTGTGGCCATGGCACCTCCAACTGCTTCAACACCAGCAGCTGCAAGACCATTTAATTTTGAATCCCCATATACAACGTTGTTACTATCTTGTAATTGTGCTGGTATTGGAAGTAGTATTGTACCTGCATTAATTAATGGTTTACGAGATAATCTAGTGCTATTTGTTCTTCCAGCACGATTTGTGACAATATTACCAGTGACATAACGATCATTACCACCTGCACGATTTACATAAGAACTACCGATTGCTTCATATCTTTCAATATCTATTTGTAAATAATCAGCATGTTCTGTGAGTAATTCAGCTGGATATCTTAATACACCACCTTGTTTTTTTCTACCATATTTTGCGAGTCTCTTTCTTTGTATATCTTTTAGATTAGTGCTAAATTTAGCACCTGTTCTTGCTTCTGTGGTTGAATCATCAAATTGAGGAAATCCATCTACTTTTTCCCCACCTAAAAATTGATCAACTTGATTTTGATTTTCTAAAACTGGGACGTTATACTCTTTTATTTGATCGGTTAACCAATTCTTATTTTCATTAGCATTATCTTGATTTTTGATACTATTTACACCATCATTAAAGGAAGTTTCAGGTTTTATAGTCAAACTATTGTAATCAACCTTTATACCACCAGACACTCCCTCAGCTTTTCCCCAAACACCTCCAAAGTAGACGTATGTTTGACCGTCTGGTGCAACAGTAACTGATCCTGGTAATGGTTCTGACATATATCTTTTTAGTTATTTATACGAAATTTTGCAAATGGTATTGTATTTAGGTCTTGTAACTCCTCATTTGTGACTTGATAGAGTTGACTTGCCACTTCTTGGAAGGTATATGAACGAGATTGACCCCAATGAAAGTTGATTCCTTTAAATCCCCATTCAAATACATTGGTCACAGCAACCAAAGGATTTTGATCATATCTAATGTTAGGTGTTGATGGTTGATATGCAAATACATATATCTTACCAACTTCTGGAATTGATTCCGCACTATCTCCGAGTGCTTCCATAATATCAACCAACAATTCATCGGCACTTTCACTACCAATCAGATTACCTACTAGTGATGCAATACGACTCATTTGATTCCTAGTTCTATTTCAGTCATCACTTTAAATTCCCATAAACGATCTTCACAATACTCTGTTGCTGCTCTCCACTTTGCTTGATTCTTAGCGTATTCATATACTTCTCTTAAATAACTTTTTGTCTGTCTCTTCGGTTTTTTTGGTTTTGTTGTCTGTTTGAGTGGTTTAACTTCAATTAAGTATCTTTTTATCTTACCTGTATTCTCTTGAACCTTGATATAGAAGTCTGGGAAGTATCTATGAACCTTATTATCGACAGGAGAACGATATGGTAATGCGATTTCTTCACTTCCCCACTCAAGTATCCTCTCATTTCGATCACAATAAACCATGAATTTTCTCTCCCAAAGAGACCTATAAATGATGTTTGTAGGATCACCTTTATATTTTTTAGGGTATGAAGGATAATATTTTCCTTTATATGACATAAATAGAAATAACAATCATACTTATTTAGAGTGGCAGAGACACTAATAAAACCATTTAATATGGCAATTGCCAATCGTCTGATGGGACCTTTGGCACAAACAAATCATTTTTTGGTCACACTATCATCATTGACACCAGAGGTTGAGACATATATTCAACAATATAGTGATGCGTCTGATTTTAGAAGATTTCTTGCTGAGAGAGGTGGGATATTGTGTAGTGATGCATCATTACCTACAACTACGTATGCAACAGCAGAAGTAAAAGATAATTTCATGGGTATACCTCAACAATATGCACATACGAGAATCTATACAGATATTGATTTTACTTTCTACGTTGATGAAAAATATACACTATTAAAGATATTTGAAGGTTGGATGGAGTATATTTCAAGTGGTTCTAATCGTTTAATGGAGCAACAAACAAAATCATATTATCGTAGGATGAGATATCCTGATTCTTATAAATGTAATACCCTATACATTAATAAATTTGAGAAGAACTTTAAGAGAACCCTAAGATACCAGTTCATTAATGCTTTTCCGAAAAGTATGTCATCAGTTCCAGTAAGTTACGGACCTGCTGATATATTAAAAGTCACTGTATCTTTCAATTATGACCGCTATATAGTAAGAGGTTAAATACCCATATAAATAATTTTAATGAATTGAAACATTATGCCATTACCTAAGATTAATACTCCGACGTATGAATTGACCTTACCATCGAACGGAAAGAAAATAAAGTACAGACCATTTTTAGTGCGTGAGGAAAAAATTCTCATCATGGCACTTGAAACTGAGGATCAGAAACAGATTACTACAGCAATCATCCAAATATTGACTGCATGTATTATGACAAGAAGTGTCAAACTAAATGAACTTGCAACTTTTGATATTGAATATCTATTTTTAAATGTTAGATCAAAATCTGTTGGTGAGACAATTTCTTTAAATTTAATTTGTCCTGATGATGAAAAAACGAGTGTTGAGGTTTCAATAGATCTTGATTCAATAAAGGTTAAAAAAGATAGTTCTCATACAAATATTGTTAAACTTGATGACAATCTATCACTGAAACTAAAATATCCATCTATGAAGCAATTTATAGAAAGTAATTTTGAAGCAGGTGTTGAAACTGTCAGTAATACAATGGATGTGGTTATATCATCTATTGATATGATTTACAATGAAGAGGAGAGTTGGAATGCGTCTGAGTCAACGAAAAAAGAACTTGGAGATTTTATTGATCAATTAAATACTAAACAATTCAAATTAATTGAAAATTTCTTTGATACCATGCCTAAGTTATCACATAAGGTAAAAGTAAAAAATCCTAAAACAGACGTAGAATCAACTGTATTATTGGAGGGACTGGCAGCTTTTTTCAACTAGGTATGGCTCATACGAATCTTGAGTCATACTATAAGACAAATTTTGCCTTGATTCAGCACCATAAATACTCATTAACTGAGATTGAAAATATGATCCCTTGGGAAAGAGAGATCTATATATCATTGTTACAGCAACATATTGAAGAGGAAAACTTAAAAGCACAACAACGTGGAACTTGATACAGTAAACACACCAAAGATAAATAAGAACACTTTTAAGATTGGAGCAGGTGGTCTTGAAGGAAGAGTCGCCAATAATGAAAAAAAGATTACTACATTAAAAAATATATTTAAAGCACAAAGAGTAGAGATTGGAGAGAAGATAACTCCAAAGGTCAACGTATTAGAAGAGTCATTAATCAATACAAATTTAATATTAGCAGATGTTGCTAGACAATTAGAAAAAGATTTTAGTAATAGATTAAAAACTGAAAAACTTTTACTCTCAAAAGAAAGACAAGATAAATTAGATCGAAAACGTGAAGATAAAGAGGGGAGAATAGAAACTAAAAAGATAGGTAAGATAGCAACTTCGATAGGTAGCACGATAGTCAAACCATTTCAAAGTATATTTGATAAGTTACTACAATTTGGAAAGTTATTCTTAGCAGGTGTTGGTGTTAATGCAGCATTGACATGGTTATCTGATCCTAAGAATATGGAAAGATTTAAAGGTATTCTTAAAGCCATACAAGAAAAACCCCTTATTGCATTAGGAGCTCTGGGTGGAACATTATTCATCATCAACAAAGCTATTTCTGGAACGTTTCGAGCATTAAAGAACTTTTTAGGAACAATGTTTAATTTTATAAAAAATCCTAAAAAATTCCTAAAAAACATTGTTCCTAACTTATTGAAAGCTGGGAAGAAAATGGTAAATAAGACTCCAACAAAATTTTTATTAGGTAAAGTTGGTACAAAAATTGCTAAAAAAACTGGTTTAAAAGCATTTGGTGCAATACCAGTGCTTGGTGATATAGTTGATATTGGTGTAGCAATTTATAGATTTAGTCAGGGAGATATAGCAGGTGGTTTCTTATCATTAGGTAGTGCCATTCCATTTGTTGGTTGGGGTTTTGCAGCACTTGATATTGCAAGAGAATTCAATGCACCATTCTTGAAAGGCTCAATATTACAGAAGAAGAGATTTGATGAACAAAAGAAAAAAGAAAATAAAAGAGGTAGTGCTTTCGATAGTAGGGCAGGATTCACAGGAACCTCTGTATCACCAGGTAAAGAGTATAGGGTAAATGATGGTGGTGAATTGGAATATTTCCAACCTCTTGTACCTGGCAATATATTTTCATCCACACAAGTAGAAAGAAAGTTAAGAACTAACAGTGGTGCATCAAATATAACATTCATGGAATTACCAATGCTCGATCAGAGAACTAAGAAGCAGATAAAACAAGTAGAACCAGGTGGTGATTCAACAGCTGCTGATGTTACTTCTTATTCATCAACTGATAATAATCAGTATCTTGCTGAATTTAGTATACTTGCAGAGTTAGGTGAGAAAGTATAATGGCAGTTGAAGATAGGGCAAAAGAATTAAATTCTCTTGCAGAAAAAATAAGAGGATCATTCACTAGATTTAATTCACAATTAAAATCTATATCTGATAAAAGAAAAAGAATGTCTAGAAACGTAGCAGAGAGAAAAAAAAGAAGATCAAAATTAAAAGCTACTACTTCAAGTTTTGGTAAATCAATAGGCAATATAACTTCTAATGTGTTAAAAACACCTGGTGATATTTTTGGTAAGGTATTATCTTTTGCATCTTTATTTTTACTTGGTGCGTTAGTAAATATGATACCTCAAAGGCAACAGCAAATAGATAAAGATTTAGAAAATACAAAACAAAAATCTACAAAAATTGGCAATTTCTTTACAGGCATGGTTGATGCAGTAAAAGGTTTTTTTGGTAGTTTTGATAAAACAAAGGCAACTGCTGACAAGACAATAACAGGTGTAAAAGATTCAACTGAGGAAGCAAACAGAGAATTTGCTGATTTAGAAAAAAGTTTTAAAAATTTTGATAATTCTGATAATATAACTCCGAGTGGTGGACCAGAAGAAGAAATAAAAGACGATGATAATACTGATGATGTAGATAGCAAATTTAAAAAACCAAATAAAACAGGATTTGGTGGTTTAAAAAGAGATAATAAAATAAAAAAGAATTATGAAAAAGTATCATCAGAATTTATTGATACTGAGTCAGCCTTGATAAGAGACAAAGATCTTGTGAAAGGTGCAACAGTAGGAGAGGTCATACCATTTAACAAGAAAATGATAATAAATAAGATTGAAGAAACTTTAGGTCGTGGTGAATTACAGTTCGGAACTGGTGTTCAAGATGGAACAGAGGTTGTCATCATAAGTCAAAAAGTTCTTGTAAATTAGTATGTCATTCGCAGGTCCATCAAATTATAAAACTCTTCGCATTGATAAGTCTAATGTGACAGAGGGTACTTCCGCTCAGACTATTGAGGCAGTAGATAGAGATTCATATAATGTAAAAACTGCACAACTTGAAGGAAAAACAATAAGATTTGATTATTTTGAAAGTATCTATTCTCCAATGATTACTGCAAGCACCACCATAGTTGATACTGGTGATTCTGCAACAGATGATAGAGATAATTTAGCCACTATTAGAGATGGTTTCCCGATAGTCGGTGATGGTACAGAATTTATTACTTTTGAAATTTTGAATGGAAGTGGAACATTAAAAACAAAGCAACCAATGGCAATTACTGGTGCTCCAATAACTTTAGATCAAAGTCAAAGACAAGTTCTTACATTGCCATTAGTATCTAAACATTCAATCGATACTGCAAGTAAACCAAGATTAGGTTCTTATGGAGTTGGAACCATAGATGAAGCAGTTAAAAAGATATTAAAAGAAAATAATTTACCTTTTCTTGAAAAAAATATAGAAAAATCTAGCACATTAGATAAAGTAGATGGTAAAAATGAAACTCCTATTGATTTAATATTTCACTTATCAAAGAAAACAAAACCAGTCACAGGTGCACCTGGTTTTTTCTTTTACGAAACTCAAGAGGGATTTAATTTTAGATCAATCGAGGGTTTGATTGAACAGGGCATGGAAGATTATAAAAATAATAGAACTGATCGCACATACACTTATTCTAATAATCAAAGACAAGATCCAACTGCGGAAGATAATTATAAGTTGGTAAAGATGCCAGTTATCAAAAGAGATCAAAATCTTATCACTGCTCTTAAAACTGGTGTTTATAATGTTCGCATACAGACCAAAAACCTATTAACAGGTTTATTTACAGATAATATAGTGAATCTTCTTGATAAAAATTCAACATATCTTGGTAATAAACCATCCATAAAACCAAATCAGAATAAAACAACTGCTGCTAATTATTCTAGAACTTATAGTTATGTTTTGACACCAGGCAGTCTTGATGAAGGAGTAGGTACGAAGGTTACAAACAATCCAGCTGAGTATGAACCACAAGCAAACATGAGATATGCAATGTTACATTCACAAATAGTTGATATTCAAATTCCATGCAATGTTAGACTCATGGCTGGTAATGTGATCAAACTTTTGATTGAAAATGTTACGAGTGGGAATAAAACAAATCAAGTGGATAATCCAAATCGTAGTGGTTTTTATCTAATTCTACATCTTAGACATCATTTTGATCCCAAGCATTCTTACACATCATTAACACTTGCCCGTGATACTTACGGATTATATACTAGTAACAAATGAGTTCACCAAAAGATACACCGTTTACTAAAACGAATAGTAAATCAATATATGGAAAAACCCCACTTGAATCTTGGGTTGGTACTGTTGTATCTTTTGGTTCACAGAAAGATCAGGTAGAAGGTGGTTGGGGTTGGAGATATAAAGTTAGAATCATGGGTGATAATACAAACACTGATCAAATTAGTGATGAACAACTTGATTATGCATATGTTTTACTTCCTACCACTGCTGGTTCTGGTGGTGCGTTTAAAATGAGATCAGTCAGAATCAGTCAGGGTGATTTTGTTTATGGTGTTCGTGGTGGTGGTGCAGGTGCACCAACTATGATATTGGGTGTATTCCCAAGAACAGCAAGTCAAGGTTCTGGTGATGGTAATTTTAAAAATCTTTCTGGGTTTGGAAATACTTTAAACAAAACTAAAACATTAAGTGGTGAGTTTAATGAGCAAAAAGGACCTAATACGCCAGGTGTTACTGCCTTAGATCCAAAAACACAAAACCTATCAAACAGACCTGATCCATCAAGTAATTTAGAATCAGTTGGATATGATCCTAAAGATGATAAGGTCATTGATAATATGGAAACTACATTAACACCTCCAGTCACTTCCCCGTCAAAAGAGTGGAAAGAAGGAGATCCAATCACAAAAGGACAAGTTAAAACAATATTGAATGGTAAAACAAACCCACCTTCTCCTGATTACAATTACACTGACACTTTAATAGTCGCTGCGATTGGCCAAGCAAGAACACAAAATCTTTTCTCTGCATCTCTTACAGATACAGCTACTCAAAAAATTGCAGCAGGTGGTGATGGTGCTGCTATAATTGCGATATTGTTTCCACCAGAACTTCCAGTCAATCCATCATAAATAATACAGTTATTATATCATATGACAGCAGTAACCCTAGCAAATTCACTTAAATGTACCTCAACAGATGTAACTGGTGATGTAACTAATTCATTGAATAAGTTTCTGAACAACGTTTCTGAGGGACTTGGTGGCGCTTTTGACTTTGTTGATGGATTAGAAGAAACTGTATCTGATATTGCTGATAGTATGGAGGGACTTACCACAGCTATGAGTGACTTTTTAGAAGAAAGTGTGGTTGGTTTTGTTCAAGAGGGAATGCAGGCTGCGAAGAACTTTCTTCTAAGTAAGTTTACTTTTAATCCTTTTGCTGGTTTAGCACAAAACAGTGCTTTTGAAAATGCAATGATGAGACCTCTCAACGGACTCTTTAAAACTTTTGGTTGCCTTGGCTCTACAATCAAGAAGGCAATGAAAAATACTATAAGAAATATGTTGGGTAATATGATCAAAGGTGGATTTACAAATCCAATTGAGTGTGCTGTTCAGGATTTTGTCGGTGGTCTCATGGGCAAAATTACAAACATGGTGAGTGGAATTGTTGAACCATTGATGGCTCCGATTAATGCTATGTTAAGTATAGTTGGAAAAGGATTTGGAGCAGTCAAGGGTTTTCTTCTCGGTGGTCTGAATATTCTTGGTAAAATTCAAGGATTGATTAACTGTGCTGATGATGCGAGTAGTGGAGAGTGTCATGTTGTTGAAACATATGATTTATTCACAGGACCAGCAAGTAAAAAAGGTGATGCAGAAAAACAAAACTTTATATCAAAAGGACTTAATAAGTTCACAGAAAAAATAGAAAAAACAGGTGATAATCTTGATGGATTAACAGGAGACATTGGAAACTGGGGTATATTTGGTGGTAAAAGAGAAACTACAAGAGAAGATAGATTAAAAGAAATTGATAAAGAATTTATAGAAGAACGTGGTGATTATCCTAGCATTGCTGATGTAGATGTTGAATTAAGGAAAACAAAAGCTGAAACTGATAGAATAGCAGAAGAGTTAATACAAAATAATGCTAATCTTAAAAGAATAAATGCATCTGGTAATACAAGTTTTGCTGCTTCTAGACCATATATAGTGAAAAGAGAGACATTAACAGAGGAACTTAATGTAGAATCTAATAAATTAAAAAAATTAGAAGAAATTCTTGTTAAATTAAGAGAATTACAAAGACAGAGAGCAGAAGTATTTAAAATGGAAGCAGGTGCAATTATAAAAGAGGATCTTGGTGGAACTGCAGCTATAAGAGGTGATATAGATCGTGAAGAGGCAGATTGTAATTCAGGTAATGTGTTTAAATGTGGTATACCAAAGGTAAGTATCTTCGGTGGAAATGGAGAAGGTGCTGTCGGTGATGTCATTTTAGGTAACTTTATTGAAGAATTAGACAAGACTATATCAAAGACGGAGTATAAAAAGGTTGTAGGCACTAAAACATACGCAAGAATAGGAGATTATTTCATAACAAAGAGTGGTGGACAAGGAAACAGAATGAACACTTATTATCATGTATTGTTAGAGAATGGAAATTATCCACGAAAAGGTAAAAATTATAGACCCGAAGCAGGAGCCAGAAAATTTACAAAAGAGGAAATTGTTGCAACAGCTGCTCTTATTAAATCTGGAAAGTATGATCCTGCATCAAGAGTAGATCAAGTAGATTATGTCAAAACACAGGTTGGTGGAAGTATAATTGAGGATATTAAACAAACTGGTGGTATTATTGGTGTAGATATTAAATATCCTGGTGAGGGATATACACAAGAACCTCTTGTACGTTTTGAGGATAATTGTAAACAGGGATATGGTGCTTATGGTCGTGCTGTGATAGATAAAGATCCAAATTCACCAACTTATGGTCAATTAACTAAAATTTTAATTATATCAGAGGGTGAAAATTATCCAGTAGAAGCACCAGAAGATGTGTTTGTTGATGAAGTTGTTGTTGAAGATGGTGGTTCTGGTTATACAATGGATGATACGATAGAAGATTTTGAAATTTGTGGACTTGATGAGAATGGTACAATTACAAAAGTGTGCACAAATGATAAAGCATATCAAACTTTACCACCT